TCAGCCACCAAACGAGCTATGCTGCCATCGCCCTGACTAATCATTAAAACAAACTCAATTGTTCGGGCTCACGCATAATCACATCAATATCCTTGTGCATGATTTCTGTAAATTCAATGTCACAAAAGTTACCACAATCAGCCATGACAAACTTTTGTTCTACTCCCTCAGACGGATGTAGATCATCTAAATATACGCCACGAATACAGGAGTTGCCAACCTCCCGTTCCGCTGCGGCCATGCGATCAAATTGTTCGGGAAAGTCTTTACGGATCTTGTTCCAGTATCCTTTGCCTCCCTTAACACATCCGATGCAATTATTGTTGCCGTAGCCTAAAGTGTACATGGTAGGACGCTTGATGCCAGCTTGCTCTAAGTAAAACAAACACTCTGGCTTGGTTAGTTTTTTTTCAATTAACGGGAAGATCGGCTTGGCATCAGGGTATTGCTCTTTGAATCTGATAGCTCTGTTGACCTCCTTCTTCGAGTATTCAAACCCGAACACTTGTGCGTCATAGTCCATCTCTTTTTCTAGGCGCTGCCGAACACGTTTCTTTAGCACCAGAGTACACCGCGCACCCCCTGGACCATTGACATACTTATCTTTGGTAATGACTTCAAACTGATTGTTATGCTTGTGAGACTTGGTAATCATGATGTCACGACCATACCATTCCTCACACTCACGGATAAATCGCTCATTGTCAGAATGCGCCGAGTCTATATGAAAATATATTGGCAGCACGTTTTCTTTGCCGTGCTTATCTATCGCCAGCTTTGTTGCCACCGCACTGGTAACGCCAGCCGACCACCAAGATATAATCATCACACATTGTCCCTAGCTGTGGTGGGTTCATACTCACCCCTAGACATATCACCATCTACTGCGCCTAACCATATCTTGCCACCTGCTGCGGACAACTGAAACTTGTTAATGCGTCCTGCGGCTTGCAAATCACGAACATATTGCTCCAGCACACGCTTGCTTAAACCTTGCAGTGACTCAGGAGCATCAGCGTCCTCAGAGCGTTTATAAACAGAGTTATTACCACTCATATGCGTTAGAGCCACACCATTACGCTCGGACTCTACGATCCAATCAAACATGGCCTCCATCTTGATCTCTCTTGCGCTGCCACGCTCCAACGCTTCAATGGCATCAGTCTGATCTTCCAACAGGCCCGTCATCGAGTCTCGGATGAAATGCCGAACAATTCTACTTGCTGGACCATTTGATTTTACAACAGCGCCATCAAAGCATGTGTTGCGCTGATACGGAACTCCAAGCTTTTCACACGTTTTCTGACCCCGAGCTGTATCCACTTGCCATAATGCAAAGGCAGACCTGACACCATCAACCAAAGCTGTAGTACCCCGAATCAGGTTACGAGCCTGTTCTGGTGTTTTGACAACTGTGTCGTCCTTTATCTTTGTCATGTGGTGGCAGACCAGCACCGATGCCCCTGTTTCTGTTGCAGTCTTGGCAAGCAAACCAGTGAGCGCAGCACCAGCCGCAGGATCAGCATTGACATCAGCGTGTACGAATGATGCCAACGGATCAAAGATGATTAACTTCAAATCGTGCATTTGTAACATTTGTTCGTAAATGCGATCAAACACCTCGCTCGTTCTGAACTCACCACTTGACTCTGTTAGAACTGGAAACACACCGCCCACGTTAGGCAACGGCACGATCCGAATCTGATACTTGTAATCAAACCTAGCCCCGAGCGGATCAAGTCTGTCGATACGCCTGTGCATTTCTGCTTCATCATCCTCTGCCGTGAAGATGACTACGTTACCGAACTCCTGAACTATGCCGCCGAAAGCATGGGACATAGGCGCACCAGAAGCAATCTTCATACCCATATCAAGCGTCATAAGCCCTTTACCAGCATCCCCTGCTGCGGCGAACAAGATCGGAACTCCGAGCGGAAACGTGCCATCAATCAGGAACTTTTGTTCGGGTGCTGGCCCGGTGAACCTGTCGATAAGCAAACTGTCATCAAGTAAATTAATGTTACTTTTTGTAACATTTGACTTTGCATGAACAAAATCAGAGATATTAAAGCCCTCTGACAAAGCGTCAGCGGCATCCCATTGATCAGGCTTGCCCTGTGGTGGAGTCAGCATTGTTACCGATTTTGCACCAGCAGACAAAGCCAAATCCTGTATGAGATCTGCAAGCTTCTTGCCAGCCGTATCGTTGTCAGGCCATATAATTAGCTCTTTGCCGTGCAGTGGGGAAAAATCATATTGTGGCGCAGTCTTCTTCGTTAATGCACCAGCCCCACCAATTGTGCATGTTGCCGTATAACCAGCATGATTAAGCGCATCAGCACACTTCTCACCCTCCACCCATATGACACGCTCAGATGCCAAAATGTTCGGGATATTATATAAAGGTCTGACATCAGGAAACTTTGAATATGCAGAGCCGTCAACAAACGGACGGAACTCTTTCTTTGGCTTGCCCTTCGTGTTGAGCATAGGATTACCAGCAATGTCCTTGACGTTATACCGCCTGACAGAAACCAGTACCTCACCATCCGCATTCGTATAGATATACTCTGCATCATATGGACTATTGATATTGTATTGAGGCTTGATGGGATTTTCGACCGGGGCATTATCACGAACAATTCTGGGACTATCATCGAGATACTGAGAGAACATATCTTTAATCTCTGAAAGCTTTAAGCCACGAGATTCCATCAGTATCTTAACGATACCGCCGATTCCGACACCGCCATTGAAATCCTGACCACGCATGAAATGTGGAGATCTAGGATCAATATCAATCTTTAACGATTGCCCCTGATCACCGAGCAACGACCCGATGTAAAATGTATTACCATGTACGCGACCAGCAGGGAATGTATCTTGCAGCACCCTAATTTGTTCGCTTTTTGGAACTCTAGCAGAAATCTCTTCAACTAAATTGTGAGATGAACCACTAGATGTAGTATTGCCAAACCTCACTACACTCATTATATTGTACCCCATTAAGCATTGTTAACTCGGGGCGGTTCATACCGCCCCTTCTTTTTTATCCCAGCAAGTGTTGCGGAACTCGCACCACTTACACATAAAGAAATCATCATTCTGTGCGATACGAGGCAACATATCGTTACCCCTAGTCGCTCTTATTATATTGACTGCCTTATCGCTTGTTGATTGAGCAAGATCCTGATTAAAAGGAATCAGCTCAATATATATTTCGCTTGTGTTCTTGTTTAACACCGTGAAGCAACATGGATTTTCTGTCAAATCCATGTAGGCTTGATACATAGCGACTTGTGCTGCGTACACTGGGTTGGCTTGTGCCACACCTTTACGAACAAATTCACCAAACTTTCTATCGTTGGCAGACTTGCATTCCCAAAGCATAGGATATTGAATCGGCAATGGACCGCCGACTATCACGCCATCAATGTGACCCTTGATCTCTCCCTCGGCCACGGCGAATCCAAATTGTTCGCCTCCTTTTTCTGTACGCAAATCAAATCCAGCATCACGAAAATACATGATCATCAGATCTTCAATCGCATGGCCTAATGAAAATGTTCGTAATGTTTTGGGAGGGAAGCCTTTGCCTTCATCAGCTTGCTGCCCCATATATCTGTACTGTATTTTTCTGGCGCACTCTTCGCCCAAAGAGGAAGCCCCAAGATATTTACGTCTTGGTTGTTTGTTCTCTTTATCCTTTATGCCTCGATCAAGCTCTTGGATTATGTATTGTGGTACTTCAGAATGGGATGTCTTCTGGTTGGAGCCCGACTCTGCCGCCTCCATATTTGAAATATAATTCTGTAAGGTATTCCCCAGCGAACTCATCTTCCAACCCTTCTATACTCTTTAATATAACAACCAGACCTATTGCGTCCTCCTGACTAAGATCACTAAACTTTTTGTCCCAACCAATATTACCAAACGCTTGCCCTATCTTTTCTAATGCAGTGTCTCTCTTGACCAGTCCCACTCAGCCTTCTCCATCACATCATCAAAACGAACTTTATATACCAAAAGACCTTCAAAAAATTCTATCTCGGCAAAACCGCTCAACAAAGAGGTGTCGTGAAGATAGCTATTATCCGCAACAATCGCATCAAAAGCCCCCATGACTACATCTATAATCTCTTCTTTATCTCTTGGATCCTTAAAATTAACAAAGCAGTTAACGTCAATCCTTGTGTGATCAACAAAATTTGCAATTATCCTCACCTCTCCTCTGTTCATGCGCTTTCTTTCTCAACCACGTTATATATCATTGTATCAATGACCTTTTTGTTCCAAACGTAATTGAGCATACATGCCGCCCTATACTTAGTCCACCCAAAGTCAAATGCGCTTATTGTCGTGCCATGCCTGTTTAACATGTTGCGTTGCTTATCTGTAATGCGCTCATCAAGCCAACGCTTAGTTTTTTTGGCGCTATTGCTATCCTCATTGACCCTCATAAAATCATCAGCAGCCGCCATTGCCTGACGCTTTGTACCCACACTAATAAGCCTGACATCGCCTTTTGCCTTTTTAACCAAAGCTATGGACAACCCATTAACATCAGCCACCATAGCAAAACAGTTAAA